CGAAGCATTAAAAGTCGCGCTGCGCTGCGGTCTGAACATACGAGACTACGAGTACATGACGCCACATGAATTGATGCTTGCAGTCGAAGAATACCAGGACCGTATGCGCATTGAAAACGAGGCACGGATCGTACAGGCGTACATGACAGCCGCATGGCAAAGGGCAAAACGTATGCCGAGCCTCAAGAAAGTGTTGCGGGATGTGCAGCCGAAACAAGTGAAACAGCAGTCGCCTGAGGAAATGCTTGCCGTAATCATCCAAATGCACAAAGCAATGGAGAGGGGAGGGGATCAAAATCGCAGTCGTTCGTAACCTAATGGTGCGTGTCGGTGCAGACTTTTCCGAGGCGCGCAGGGGGTTGCAAGGCGCAACACGCGAACTGAACCGGTTTAAACGTGACACTGACCGCACGGTGCGCGGCATAACCGGCAGAACGGGACTCGGAAAAATTGGTGCGGAGTTTACCGATGCTCGCAAATCAATCGTCTCCGCCCTGTCTCAAATCCGGGGAGCAAAGGGCGTTGGTGGAGTGGCGTCCGCCCTCGGATCGTTGCGCCCAGCCCTTTCGAGTGCGGCGGCTGGCTTCCGGGGATTGGGTGCGGCGGCTGGTGGGGCTGCTGCTGCGCTCGGCCCGGTTGGCATTGGCCTCGGTGTTTTGACTGCTGCACTTGCTGCGGCAACGGTCGGAATATATCAAGCATCACAAGCAGCGGTACAGTATGAAGCTGATCTCGGACGCCTACAAATGCAGCTGAAAGGCAATACGCGGCGTGAGTTCGTGGATTGGGCGCGGTCTCTGGGACTGGCACGCACATCCGCCGTACAGATGGGGGCAACGTATAGCACGTTGCTCTCTTCTTTTATCCGTGACAACGACGAGTTGGCGGAATCCACTAAGCAGCTCTTGCAAACGACTCGCGTGGTAGCGTCTGCGACTGGCCGGAGCATTGACGACGTTATGGAACGCATGAGAAGCGGTAAACAGCATGCCGCCTAAAGCAGAAATGCTTTAGTGACAATCGGGGAAAATCGGTAAAGGCTAAATCAGGGGATAATGATGCGGTTGCAAGCGGGAAAGATTGCTATTTATAAAATCGTGTGTTCGGTCAATGGTAAGGTGTATATCGGCCAATCAAAGAATCCTATGAAGCGCTGGAACGAGCATTGTAATTCATTGAACGCCGGTAGACATCATTCTGCACGATTGCAAAGAGCCTGGAATAAATACGGCGGCGAATCATTCGTCCATTCTATTATTGAATTCTGTGACCCTTCATCAGCAGATGAAAGGGAAAGATATTGGATTAAGTTTTTCGATTCCACCAATAAACACAGAGGATTTAACATTGAGGGTGGGGGAAACAGTAATAAGGCGGTCTCTGATGAGACTAGGATTAAACTTAAGATCGCACACCAAAAACGTTATGAGATCGCAAAACAATACCTCAACTCTCCTGAAGCAATTGAAAAAAGAAGGATCAAATTAAGTGGAACGAATAATCCAATGTACGGCCGTAAGCACTCTGCTGAAACGAGAACAAGGATGTCTATGATTAGAAAGGGACGAATGGCAGGCACGAACAACCCAATGTATGGGAAGCCTGTTAGCAAAGAAAGAAGGGAGTTATACAGCCGTTTATTCTCGGGCGAGGGAAATCCGTTTTATGGTCGGCATCACACGGAGGAAACGCGCCAAAAAATCAGAGAAAAAGCAATTGGCCGAACACACTCAGATGAAGCTCGACGAAAAATGAGTCTTAAGCGCCGAGGGAAGGATAATCCAGCCGCCAGAAAAGTTCTATGTATCACCACTGGTCTAGAATTTGACACAGCAAGAGAGGCGGCGGAATATTATGGAGTCCATCCTAACGGCGTGAGAATGTGTTGTCGAGGCGAGAGGAAATATGCCGGAAAACTACCAGATGGAACAGAATTGAAATGGATATATATTGATGACCGCCTTCCGCAGGGCGGTTTTTTTAACTCCTGACATGCTAATACCGAGGTAACCGGGAACACCACCCGGCACCGTAACGCGTAGTGGGTGAGCGTTAAGGGAGCAATAATCCCACCAAGAGTCCCCGACACCTTAACGGCTGGGCCGAAGGTGAAAATGTACGCTGAACCGGGCTGGAATTGACCAGCCGTAACCGAAAGGTGATGAGGGAAACCTCCGGATGCAAAGGATAAAAAGCCTTTGCGATAACAACATTGTTGCTGGGTAATACCGAGTCTATTGAAGATCTGGGAATTTTTGTCAATGTCTCCATGATCGAATCGACCAATGCGTTCCGCCGATTCGCAGGTGACAAGAGCTGGGACCAACTCACGTTCCAGCAACAACAGCAAATCCGGTTGGCTGCAATCCTCGAACAAGCATATGCACGGTACGGCGACAAGTTGCAGAACAACGTTATGACCAAACAAGAACGCTTGATGGAGCAACTTAAAGAAATCCGGCTCAATCTATCGCAAGCGTTTTTGCCGATCTGGGACGCCGTGCTTCCGGCTCTCATAAGATTGGCCGAGGGTATCGCGACTGTGACCGAGGAAATCGCTCGGTTCATGTATTGGCTCCGTGGTTTGGACTATGACGAGCGCACACGCGGGATCGACGAGACTACCGATGCAATTCAGGACGAAGGCGATGCTTACGACGATCTGGCAGATTCGGCCAAGAAAGCACGAAAAGAAATTGCTGCATTCGACCGTCTGAATTTGCTTGGCTTTGATAGCGGATCAGGATCGGGCGGAGGAGGTGGTGGTGGGAAAGGTGGTGGTCCATCCCCCAAACCTCCGGGGAAAGCCCCGGATATAGAATGGCCCACGCCCGATGTTCCGCCGCTCCCCAGATTGCGTATAGAGTTTGATCCGCCCAATCCGCCTGATGCCGGTATTGGCGCTGTTGCAACGGCTGTCGTTAATACGATGGCTGCGTTGTCTGCACAAATTCGCGCACAGTGGCAGCAAACGCTTGAAAATCTGCGGGTTGGAGTTACTGCCGCTGTCCCGGCAATTGTGTCGGCTTGGCAAGTCATGCTTGATGGACTGAGAGTTAACACGCAAACAGCGCTGTCATTGGTTAGTGCCGAGTGGCAAAATGCCCTCGAAAACCTCCGGGTAAACACACTCGCTGCAATGGAGGCCGTGCAAACTGCATGGCAAAACACACTCGCCAGCTTGCAAGAACGCATTGTGGCGACCCGACCGGTTATCGAGAACGAGTGGAGTCTGATCCAGGCTGCTGCACGTCTCACCGTCACCACAATGGCAGATGTGTCGGCTGCGTGGGCGGCCAAGCTGAGGGATATGCTGTCCCAGCTAAATGCCCACAGGCCGCTGCTCGAAAACGGCTGGGTGCTGATCCGGCAGGCTGCCCGCCTCACAGTCACAACTCTTGCAGACGTATCCGCCGCATGGACGCAAAGACTGCGGGAGATGAACAACGTCCTTAACTCCGTGCGTCCGTTGCTTGAAAATGGCTGGTGGCTGATCCGAAACGCTATCCGCCTGACCATCCCGGCCCTGACAGACACGCAAGCATCGTGGCAGACGGCGATGCAGGCTATGGCGACGTCTGTAACGCAAATGGCAGCGACTGTATCGACGCAAGTCGCCAACGCGCTTAATGCGATTAATCAACTTAAATCGGCATTTTCCTTTGACATCAAAATGCCGAATCTCTCGTCCCTACTGCCGAGCGGAGATGCGTTCCAAAAGACGTTCCAGAATCTTTTTGGATCGCAAAATATACAGGCTGGCCTAGACCTCATTAAGAAGGAATGGAACAAGCCCGAGAACCAAATCGGCTTAACATTGATGTCGCTGCTGTCAGGTGGTGGGGCAGCGGCCAAAGGTATCCAAGCTGGAGCGAAGGGTATTCTCGAAAGGATGGGGCATCGCAGTACCGGCATTTGCGGCTGGCGGTGTTGTCAGCGGCCCGACGCTTGCAATGGTCGGCGAGTATCCGGGTGCTCGCACGAACCCAGAAGTCATTGCCCCGCTGTCTGATTTGGAATCCATGCTGGATACAAGCCGCACGAACGCCATTCTGGAACGGATTCTGCGCGCAATTGAGCGCGGGCAAAAC